TATGGAACTTCCCCCACTTTTTCCACAGCCGTAAGCGGGATTTCCAATTTCTTTTCCATGGAAGCGCGGCCACGAAATTTATGGTCGCCCTTCCACTTGAAGAGTTCCAAAGAACCGCCCGCATCATCCCCTTCGACCGGAAAGTAGACTAACCCCGCGTAGATCTCTCGCGGGTCATCGATATGAGGCCCCCGGACGCGGGATTTTTTGGTGACGGGCGTATTGATAGCGGCCTGAACGTCAAGTTGGAACGGGCCTCTAGAGTAGCCGCGTATCCCGGCTTCCGCATCAAAACGCTTGGCCGGGTGATCTTTTGGAATGTGCGGAGCAAACGCCTGAAGAATTCTTTGCAAAAACGTCGAAGACGTGAAGTAACCGGCAAAGTCTTCCCACACTTGGGACACTCTGCGTTCAGCGAGTAGCTGGCCTGCGGAGTACTGGTGCAACAGGTTTTGCCCTTTTTGCCCGGTATACTTGACATCTACAGGCCAATCCTTTTCAAGTGCCGTATATAATTCTGGCTGCATTTTCGTTCGGAAGTGAAGAAACGGCTCGGTCTGCACATCCGCGCCCTCAAACGCGGCATCCATTGGAAAATAAAAGTCATATTTGCTTTGAGTCGGGTACTTAAATGGCTCGTCTTCCGTTTTTTTGAGTACCGCAACAAAAAGTACGTTGAAATTGCATTCAGAGCCTTCAGGGAGAAACCCGTCTGGGCCACTCTTCGTTTCCTGGATACCAACCTTTGACCGCTCCGTGTCATTCCTATCGGTGGCGTAGGCAGCGACAATTTCATATCCGTTGGCTCTTGCGAGATCGTGAAACAGTACCGGGTGGAAATTGTATAACCCGTGGTTTCTCCAATTGATCCAAGGGACAAGATGGAGAATATGCCCACCCTTTTTTGTAGAATCATGTATGGTTTTAAATACCGCAGCGGGATTGAAAATATGTTCGAGTGTTCCATTATTAACAACAAGGTCGTATGGCCCCAAGGCCATTGCCGTATTAAGGTCCGCCCTAATCGTACTTTCATCGTTAAAATCCACGGCGTCGTATTTTGAGGCCCCCATGAACTTATACAGTCCAGGAACGGTTGTAAAATTTTCCCGTTCCTCAGAGGCCTTGAGATTAGCCGTCAAGGTCTGAGATCCAATATCCAAGACCGTAAAATTATCAGGCATCAGCTTGCCTACAGTCAAGGCCGCTTTTACACATGCCGGATTATACGTCATTCGTTTCCCCCAAACATTAGTTTAATTTAATAAACAATCCCACTTTTTCTTTCTGCCCACCGTATTTCCTCTTGCGAGGCGTATGCCCACCACTCATCCCCAAACTCCGTCATGTTGACCATGTCTGGAGTCCCCAACGTGTAGTGAACCAATTTAGGCTCCACAGAATCAGGATCACTATACCCGACAAGATAATTCCACTCTGAGGGGAGAGGCCCAATATCCTCGTCGTCAAGCCACGCCAAAGAATGGAGATAAGAACCAGTTTGTGAATTAACCAAATACCTAGTAATCCCACCGCGCTTATCCTTTTCACTTACCCGACGTGGCATGGGCGTACACATTCTTGGGTCCATCAACATTACCGAAGACCAATTTTTTCGGCCGTGCGTGTTCGGGGTTTGAATCACCCCGTCCATTTTTGTAGTTTCTGAAACTGTTTGGTTGTGCTGCACACACATCAAATCGTATTTAGAATCCCATAATTTGAATAACTCTCCAACGTCCGCACGAAACATAACGTCAGGGTCGCAAAACAAGACCGTATCGTATATTCCCTCTAGGTCACAAACTAAAGGAACGCAGAAACGTGTAAAACTGAATTGGGTTGAAAATGGCTTACCGTCCCTGTCGTCAAACATCTGCCCCGTTTTATCCACTCGGTAAGAGCGGTAGTAATGGCCGCTCTGGCGCAGTTGGGTATCGATCAGAGGGTGTATCTCAACGTCTATTTCACAGTGCTTTAATAAGCTACGCTCTGCAATTTTATAGGCTAAGTCGTCTCTAGGGTCATACCCTATAAACACATGTTTCGTAGTCAATTTCCCCCCTTCGCAGTTCCTTCAACGTAAACTGCCTGTAGCAAAGTTCAAATAGCCACGGTTCGCGGTCAGGCCAGGACGGAGATTCAATATTCTCAAATGTCCATGAAACAGAATTTGCTACAGATTCCCCCAAGGTAATACACGGTACACCCATAAGAAGAGCGTCTACGGCGACATTAGAAGAATGCGTAACAATACAATGGGCGTTTTTTAGATCTTCCTGGATAGGTGTTTTGTTTTGCTTAGGGCGAACAAACACATTGCGGTCAGTGTGTTTTTGAAGACGAGATATAACGTTTTCCAGCCAAATATCGGCATCAAATCCATAAAAGTCAGCGGTCGCCCCCGTAAGTGGGATAACAAGTATATCTTTCCCAGTTCTTCGCCAAGGCCGGCATTCACGATGTAGGTTTTCCCATCGATCTGATGGATATTGCCTAGTTGTTCGAAAGGATGCTTGCCGCCCATTGCATGTCGCCCTGTAATACCCGTCGTAATGCGAGTGGTTTATATAACCGTGATCAAGAGCTATGTAAGGGTTCCCAATCTGCTCGCATTGTTTAATAATCTCCTTACATCCCCGGAGAACCCCGTATAAGGCAGCGGTGCCCTCGTAAAGCCTCAAAGGAGGTAAGACCTGGCCTTTACACCCCTCCGCAAATGCAGCCATTATGGTGCGAGATATAGGGTGTTCCGTCGCGTAACAAACTATATTCAATGTTTCCCCCACTTCTGGATTATTTCATCCAGTTCTTTATGTTCTTTATCTCGTCGCGTACGGGTCTTCGGTTGTTCCACGCGCTTGTTGGATTTCGGCGTAATTTTCTGTCCAATAACGGTCTTCCTCCGTCACTACATAGGGCCGAGAGGCGCAAGCATAAGCGACCTCATCGTAAACGTGGTCCTCAAGTCCCGAATCTGGCCCCTTTTCGGGGTCTAAGTGATCCAGAGTAAGTTGCGGAACCGTTCTCCAAAAGTGGGTGCAATCTTCTGTAAAAAAGAGCATTGGGTATTCGTACTCATCACCCTCATCTAAAAAATCAGGGTTTCCGGCCAGCCTTGATATGATCTCGTTGTAATTACCCTTACGGTTTTTACGGCTTTGCCGCATTATCATGCGAGGGTCTGTACGCCGCATATTCTCTTGAACTGAGACACCGTCCCTCTGAGCCCACATCTCCGTATCACCCACACGGTAATCCATCCGGTCGCCGGCCTTCTGTTCCTGGTCAATTATTCCACGGGCAACTTTTTGAGAGGGAAAACGGCAACCCTTGTTTGGTCTTCCTCGTCCAGTAGCATTAGGCGGGCCATCCCACCCGTACCATTCTCTGTAACGGATAACCGCACCTTTCGGTAACCAGGTACTTTTATATCCACGTCCTGGGGAGAGTTCCGCGCCTTCAGAAACACAGTACCATCCAACAGAAAAAGGGCTCGCGGTCCCCCAATCGATGACTTGGAATCTTGTCCAATGGGCTGGGGGCTTGAAGCTTCTAAGCTTGTGTCTAGCGGCGTCGAGATTGTGAATCGCTTTTCCGACAACGGCATCCCAGTCCCCCTTCATCAAGGCATCACGAAGCTCTGGCGCGAGGTGTGTAAATTGTCCCTCGTACTCTTCTTCTAAATATTTGTTATCAGCCATCCCCGCTGGAATATAGATTGTCGGGTGCCCAGCGTATCCCTTCCGCTCTATGGATGTCGTAGCGTCTGCAAAAATGGTTTCCGCCGGAGCCGGATCGATAAAGTTAAACCGAAGAAAATCATGCCCTGGACCGCCAGGGTTGGATGTAAATACAATGCGCGGGAAGGTTTTTTTATAATACTCTTCAGGGGTCCAGTCCCCCAAGCGACACCGGGTCCGCAAGTAAGCTAACTGGCTTTCAGTTAAGTGGGCGGCCTCGTCAACGCCTAGATAGTGTATTTCCGCCCCCTGATATCTAAGGACATCATCTTCTTTCTCGCAGTAACAACAGTTTATTGCAGATCCGTTAGGAAACTCAAACCGCTTTTGGTCTGCGTTGTATTTATAAAATTCGGAAGGCACCTCTATCTTAAACTTATTTATGTGGTTCTTCTGTAGTTCAGGATAGGTACGGCGGAAAAGATAACATTCGAGTCCAGGGTTGTTAAGGCACAGGATGACCATATCCATTCGTAGGAAACGGGATTTCCCGCCACCCGCCGATCCTCCGTATAGCATCTGTCGAACGGTAGCGCCATGTGCCTTAGCTTGTCGAGGTTGTGGTTCATAGTTTAATTTGGCCAATACTCGTCGTCGTCACGTTTGATCAGATGATCCATAGTCATCATTAGGGCATTCTGCTGCTCCATCAACCCCTGAAGGAGTACGCGGGTTTGGCTCAGAGACACTTCCAGACATGAAACCCTGAAGCTCAAATGTGTAAGAGGCCCATCCTTCTCCGCAGTCGGCGCAGATGATGACGGGTTCGTTTTCGGCAACGAAGAAACATCCGCAGCCACAGGAACATTGAAAAAATTCGAGTGGTTCATCCTCTTCCTCCTTGTCCTCCCTTTTTCCATGAAACGGTATTATATCCGCCATACGGCCCCCCGTAGATACAGCCCCCCCTTTGGGGGTCAAACCAGCATTTATTACACGCTGGACAAATTATTGGGATTACTTTCATGCCCTGGTGCGGCGTCAACTTGGTCCCCCTCGCAACAGTGGATGATCCCCTCCACACA